TGCCGTCCAATTCAAAGAGCAGCACTTCGCTGCCAGGCTCAAGCACCTGGATGTCACTGATCAGCGGCATGATTGCCCCTTATGGTTGGAATGCCCGCTCGAAAGTGGCGGTGAGTTTGAAGACCCCGCCGCCCATTGGTGTGGGAGCGGGATTTTTGCAGGTGAACAGCCCGAGTTCGCCGAGCGGTGTTGTCCAGAGGAACGCCTTTGCCCCGGCGTGACGGTCGAGGAACTCCATGATCTGCTGCACCTTGGCCTTCTGGCCGACGCAGGTGACCGGATAGGAGTCCTCTTTGTTGTTCGGGCCGTCGCCGACGTTCTGCGCATAGCCGTTGCCAAACTTCGAGGTGCGCACCCGATAATTGATATCGGGCGTTTCCCCGCGCTCGGTTGGCCAAGTGAATTTCTCGATGGCCATCAGGCCCTCCCATTTGCGCGTCGGAAGCTGGCTCCACCAGGCTGCCAAGAGTCGGCCACGACTCTTTCCGCAACGGCGCGCATTTGTGTTTGGAGATTTTTCGAAAGGGCTTGCTGGTCAATCTGCATGCCTTCGGAGCCTCGATCCTGGGTCACCACCGTGACCGGAGCGCTGATGCTGATTGCAGTCCCGGAGCCACCGCCGGCGGCGAGAACACCCAGCTTGCCGCTGGAAGTCCGGGTCAGCGGCATGATCGCCTCCGGCCCCGCCTCCCCCATGACCCCCGCCCGGCCGCCGGCCATCCCGAAGGCGGTCGGTGCGCTGACGATGCTGTTGGTGAAGGCGCCGCCGTTTGCGAACATTTGCACGCCCGAAGACCAGGCCCCGCCGAGCGCCTGCGGGAAATAGCTGCTGGAGTAACCCGCCGAGGACGCGCCGAGATTCGACGACGTCGCACCTGCTGATCCGGCCGCCAGCCCATTACCGCCACCACCGCCCGTGAAGTAACTGGTGGCAGCACCGACAAGGCTGCTCAGCAACGCAGAACTGGCCTGACGGGTTGCGATCCGCGCCATGTCCGCCAAAATCGACTTGGTGAAGTCAGCAAACGACAGTTTCCCCGTCATGGCGAAGTTGACGACCGCGTCTTCCATCGAGCTGAAGGCATTGCCGAACAAGGTCTTTGTCTGTCCGGCAATGTTGCTCGCCGAATCCAAGTAGTTGGCCCAGGCCGACGTTGCACCCTTGGTCCAATCACCCTGTGCAGCCTCAACGTCCGCGTAGTTCTGGCGGATTTGGTCGGTGGCAGCCTTGTTCGCATCGGCGAGCGCCTGCGACTTACGGGTGAACTCCTCCTCCGACATATTCCGCGACGGATCGGACTTCTGATTGGCGAGCTCAAGCGACTGCTGAGCGAACCGGTCTTGCTGGCTGTTCAGCTCGTTGTTGAGCGCGTTCTGACGATCGCCTTGGCCGACGCCGAGAACGGCGCGCTGTCCCGCCAATTCCAGAGCCCTCTGCTGCTGGGCCAAGGCCTGCACGTAGGTCGTGATCGACCGCTCTTGTCGAGCAAGGCGACCGGTCTCGTTCGTGGCCAGAACCTCAAGTTGGCTGTCCGCCTCCTTCTGCGCCTTGACCATCCCGGCTCGCGCATCGGCGATTTTTTGGTCGAGCTGAATGCTCTGTGCAGCGGAGGTGGTTTTCTTCGCCTTGGCGGATTCCAGCGCTGCGATCTCAGCCTCGTAGGCTGCGGTCACTTCATCGCGCTCGTTGCCGATCAGCGCTTCACGCTTCAGGGCATAGTCGGCCTGGGAAACGATCCCGGCCTTCTGCGCCGCGTCCAGTTCCTTCTGGGCGTTTTTGTATTCCTCGCCGATGGCCGCCAGATTGTTTTTGGCGTTGTTGAAACTGGTCAGATCAACCTGAGTGCCAGCGGCTTTCGGATCCTTGAACTGGTCGTTGATGTTCGCCAGGTTCTTGTCGATCGCCGCCTGATTAAGGCGCGGGTCGTTGGGCGCGACCTTGCGGATGTCTTCGAGCTGCCGCTTGTACTCCTTGATCGCCTCGGTGCGTTTTTGCTCGTTCGTCCATGCCGATTTGGTCAGGGCGTCGATTTTCGCCATCGACGAAACGGCATCGCCTTGAGCCTTTGCCTGCTCTCCCTGCCACTTGGCAATGTCGGCTTCCGCAGCCTTTTGATCCTCGAGCATGTTCAGGCGGTTGCGCCGGAATTCGATGAGGGCATCCTTCGACTTTTGGCTTTGAAACAATCCGTCCATGGATTCGGCTTCGCGGAGATCGTTCTGTGCGGTCTCGATCTCTGCATTGATGTCGCGACGGCCGATGTTCTTCAGTCCATCAGCGGCGCGGGCTACGGCGTTGTAACCCTTTTCCCAGAAGCTCAAGTTCTCCAGGATCTTCGGGGTGCGTTGATTGATCGCATCAGCGTACTGCTCTGTAGCCAGTTTCACGGCGCCGGCGTGGTCGCCCTGCTTCTCCAGTGCGGCGATCTGCGAATAAACAGATGCGGTCAGGTAGTGATACTGCTCATTCAGTGCAGCAGACGCCTTGACTGGGTCGTCGGCAAGCTTGGCGAACTCGGCCACCGTCTCGCTCACGGCCTTGCCCGTTGCTTCCTGCATCGACACGGCAGCCCGAGTGATACCGGTGAAGCTCTCACCGGCGATCTTGCCGTTGTCGGCGAGCAGCGCAAGCACGGCTGCGGCCTGGCCAGTGGTGCCGACGGTTGCACTGACCTGGCGGGCCATGTCGCCCAGTTGCCCAGCGCTCACACCGGCATAATTGCCGGTCAGGATCAGTGATTTGTTGTAGCTGTCCTGCTCCTCGCTGCCTTTGTAGAAGGCATAAGCAAGGCCGCCAACAGCAGCAGTGGCCAGCGCCAGCGGGCCGAGAATGGCCAGCAGACCGGCTGCGCCCGCACCAGCGCCGGCCCCCAACTGCGCAACGGCACGAACACCACTGCCCCAGTCACCCGAGGACAGTGCATTCCCCAGCTGTACGACGTTTTCCTGTGCCTGGCGGGTGCCGAGGCGCAGTTTGTCGAAACCGGTGGTAGTTTTGTTGAGCTTGTCGTAGTCCTTGTCGATCTTGCTCAGGGCGGAGTTGTACTCGTCCTGGCTGATCCGGCCGGCATCCAGGTGTTTTCCCAGTTGCTCGACCTGAGTATCCAGTTTCGCCAGCGCGGCGCGGGCCGGGTCAATGGCACCCAGCAGGCTGTTCAACGCCTTCTGCTCGTCCATGGCCGACTTGGCCAGGGCCACCTGCTGCTTATCGAGCTGTGCCGAGATCTTCGCGGCCTCAGCCTCGCCATATGCGCCGGTTTTGGTCAGCTTTGACAGCGCATCGCGCTGTTTCGCGAGATCCTGCGTGGTCTTGGCACTGGTCGAAAGCGATTTTTCCAGCGCCTGCATTTCGTTCATCAGCGAAACGGCGGACTGTTCGGCCCGGCCGCCGGCCTTCGCCATTTCATCTAGGCTGGTTTTTGCCTCAATCGCATCGGCCGAGTCGATCTTGATGCCGAGTTCAGAAATGTTCATCGACTCACCTTGAATAAGTGCCCGTGTTTACGGGCTGTTGTCGCGGCCTTCCGCCATAACCGCGATGGCTTCCGATTCCATGACACGGATATCCTGGAAAACACTCGGGCGCTCCTTCGCCGGGATACCGACAAGCTTCATCACGTTGGGTAGCACGCCATAATCGAGCCCGGTTGCGCCGCATGCGCCAGTGCGCCACTGGGTTCCCATCGCATCCATGACGAGAAAGGACGGCCAGTTGTCTGGCCAGACTTCGATGGTTTCGTCGTAGTCCTCCGGCGAGAAGCCGAACAAGGCCATCTGCTCCGCCGATCCTTCGGGTTCATAGAGCGCACGGGCGGCGGCGGTCAGTTTCCCAAGCGAGCTTTGCCGAAAGCTTCGCTGTAGGCCTTCACCACGGCATCCGATACGCCGACGCAGCTCTTCACCAGTGCTGTGATGGATTCATCGCTGAGCTTGTCGGTGAAGCCCCAGGACATGACCAGTTCCTTGATCTGGTCGACACCCTGCTCAACCTCTGCGGCGGTAATTTCAGACAGCGTCGGCTCTGTCCCCTTGAAGCGCTCGCCGATCGCCTCTGCTCTTTCTTTCCAGGTATCGAACAATTCAGCCAGCGCAGTGCGGTCACGGTATTTGAACGTGAACGGCACCATCGCCGGCTTGCCGCCGACCTGGGGGATCGCCACATCGACAGTGAACGTCGGCTTCGGCGCGATGGAAAACTTCGGCATGGGAACCCCTTAGGTGTTGTAGCGGGTTGGGCGGGAGGCGAACGAAAGAGTGATGGTTCGCGTCATGATGTTGTTGCGGCTCAACGTCGGGGTCGCGGTGATCGAAACATAGGCGTAGTAGTAGATCGTTGCGCCGCCCGGGAGATTTGCGCGGATCAGGCGCGGCTCTTTGTCTTCGTCAGCCGCTTCAACGAGTGCGACGTATGCCTGGGCTGGGTCATCCGCCACCGGCAGGGTCATGCTGCTGGCCGATTTCGTGGTCGGCAGCTGACGGTCATCGTCGTCTTCGAGGAAACCGTAGGTGAGAAACTGTTGTTCGCCACCGTTCGCCGCCGGCTCAGTGATTTGCGAGATCTGCGTCCAGCCCGAAGCCTCGCGAACCTTGCCGGCGCCGGAACCGGCCGGGTAATTTTTCACGCTGGTGGTATCGATTCCTTCCGCCGCGAACTCGCCGGTGTCGGAGTCGATGACGCGCGCCGGGCGACCGTTCAGCTTCGCCCAGGCGGATTCGATGACGATCACGTCGCCATCTGTCAGACCGTGCGCGGCTGCGGTTAGCACTGCCGGCTTGGCGTTGCTGATGGCGGTGAACGGCTTCGCAAGGCTCAACGTCGCCGCAATCTCGAAGGTAGTGCCATTGGGAATTTTGACGCTCATGGGGTTTCCTCTTTGCAGAAATGACAAAACCCGCTCAGTGGCGGGTTCTGGGTTTGCCCAATGGGCGGATTAGTTGGTGTCGGCCCGGTAAGTGAACGAGACCGGTACGGTGTAGGTTGAGTCGCCGGTAATGCCGGGGCCCTGCTCAACCGGTGTCATTGTCACCACAGTCAGAGCCCCCTTTGTGTTTCGCTCATTCACGGGGAACAGTGCAGCGATCTGATCGGCAATGGCCCCAGCGGGGCCTCGATACTTACCTGACGGCGTCACGATGCTCACCTGAAACACGCCGGTGTACAGACGATGGTCACCGCCGAGGGTGTTACTCGCGGTATCTCCTGGAAGTGTGAACGCCTTGAGGTACGTGTCGTTGTCGCCTGGGTTGTAGGCCTCATTCTCAACGACCACCTTCAGTGGTGTCGGTAACGCCCTCGCCCACGCGATCAGCTTGGCCTCGTAGATCGAAGCGATGATGTTGTGGCTCATACCTGATTGTTCCTGATGGCCTCCTGCACGATCTGCTGGAAGCGAGCCACGGTTACCCTAACCATGCCGCTCGGGGCCTGGGTCGAGTGTCCGAACTCCAACGGGATCGCGTAGGGCAAGTTGTTGATGAGGTAGACCATCTGGCCGGCGGTGAAGTCGCTGATGGCGGCAACAAGGGCCGCGATGGTCTCGGCGCCGCTCGGGTCAACCTCATCGAATGTGACGTTCTCGACAACGCCGATGGACAGATGCCAGTTCGCCCGGAAGCGGCCGCCGACGTAGTCCTTGCCGGCGACCAAGCCGTTCACGTTGAAGTTCTGGTCGCGCTCAGTCTTAGTCAGCGGCTTGGCGTACTTCACGCCGCGCTTCAGCTTCCCCGCCTTGGTGAAATTGCTTTCGTCCAGATTGATAAGCGTGTTCCGTATGGCCACCTTGAAGTCGTAGTCGTCGGCCGCCCGGGTATTCGCCTGTCGGTGAGCGACGTTCGCCGCCCAGATCTCGGGGTTACCCACGGGGGACATGCGGATCAGGCTGCTACCCAGCTCGATGATGATCTCGCGCACACTGGCATCGATGGCTTCACTGGTCTTGGCTGCAAACTCAGCCAGACTCAGGGCGAAGCTACCGGACTGGCCAGTACCTGCGCGGCTCATGACCGCACCTGCAGTTCATATAGGATTGGGGTGCCGGCCGGGCTGACCACTTTCAGCGGCGGAACAATGGACCAGGTGCGCCCCTGAATGATCACCTTGTTCAGCAGGTCCGGCACCCACTCCAGCCCCTGCGCGGCGATCTTCAACTTTTTGTCGCCCTGCTTGATGAGGCTGTTGCTCTGGAATTCCTGACCGGTGAAGTCGAGCAGAATGCCTTGGGCGGTCTGCTCTTTGGTGCTGTCGGGCGGTGCCGAACCGGTTTCCGGGTCGTACTCACCGACAGTCGTTGCGCGGATGGCCACCGGCTGACCAAACTCTCTGATCATGTCCAGAGCCATCACGGCCATTTCGTCGTAGAAGGCCATGGCGGCTCCTGCTCAGCTATGCGCGGACGGCAAACAAGCCCCGCTTCTGTAGGTAATCAGCAAACTGCGTTGCGCTAGGCCGGTCAGGCGCCGCCGGCAGCAGTCGTCCGCTGGTGTTGGGGATCGTCGCGTATTCGCGAGTTACTGCGCCTTCGACACGCTCCAGTGTTACCGCGCCTTTGCGCTTTTCGGGCGGATCAATATCGTCCTGATGGATTTCCGCAGCCAGCGCCATCTGGCCGTACTGGATCCGCGCCGGAAGGTAGTTGTCGGGCTTGATCTCGCGATCCAGCTCAACACCTAGGCGCGGCCATGACAGGGCCTGTTCGCTGCTGGTCTTCCGCCCTTTCCACGTCATGCCATCCATCGCCAGAGCGGCCCGGCGCAGCAGCGCTTCCTGTGCTGGCACTTCCGCCGGGATGACCACGCCGAACTTCACAGCGTACATAGCCAGGTCTTCGGCGGATGCGTAGCTTTCGGCGTCAGGCTTGCCGGTGCCGTCCTCGATGATGAGAGTCATGAATAGCTCGCTGTGTTGTTTGAATCGGGCGCCATTGAATGGGCACCCAGATTGTTACGCCTTCGGCAGTTCCGAAACCGCCTTTTCCAGCGATTCAACCGAAGCATTCGCCCGGTACGGTACATTGGCTGCGTCAAGTTGCGCTTTGAGGCTTGCGATCTTCTCGGCGTTGTCTACCGGTTCCGCTGCTGCCTTAAGGCGTTCGACTTCGGTGCGCAACGATGCAACCTCTTCAGCTAAGTTGTCGCGCTCACCCGTCAGCGTTTCAAAGCCTTCATGGATGGACTTCAGCGCGTGAAACAGACGGATCGTCAGTTCACCCGCGCCCGGGTGTTCTAATTCCGATTGCCCCTCGGCGGCGTCGATCAGTCGCAGCAGGCCGTCGCGCTCAGCGTTCAGTTTGCCGACCACCTCATGCAGTTCGCCACTACCTTGGCCAGCGCTTGGCAGCACCGGCGCCGAGTCGGTCTGTCGCAACGTCACTTCCGGCACATCGTGTGCCTCACCTTCGCGGCTTTCGGTGACGTTCGCGTCGATGATTCGGAGACCGCGCTCCTTCGCCAGCGCCTTCACGTCCTCCAGGTACTGGTGGAACGGACCGGGTAGATACCAAATTTTGTTGTTCATGATTGCATCTCCGCCAAGCCGGGCACACGTCCCGGCTTGGACATCGCGTGGTTACTTGGAGGCGTCACCGATCAGAGCAACACCAGCGGTGTGCTTGATGCTGGTAGCGGTTTTGTCCCAGTTGGTGCCGGTTGCGATCTCAGCATCGGTTGGCGACTTGCCACCGTTGGTTTGATCCCAGGTGTAACCCTTCAGACCCAGGCCAAAGGAATAGTCGACCTGAATGGTGGTCTCGATACGCTCTTTGCCGTTGGAGGTATCGACGTTCGATACCTGATCGCGGTTGTCGTGCACCAGCGCAGCGCCGGACACCAGAGACAGGATGATTTCCTTGTTCGGGGTGCCTGCCTGCATCAGCGCCGGCGCGTCAGTGACCACGGTGACTTTGCCCAGGATATCGACGACACGGACGTTGCCGGCGACGAACAGGTTGGTCGAGTTGGCAATGGCCTGACCGACCAGCTTGTGCCAGGTGGTGCCCTGCATGACTTGAGCAACCAGAGATTGGCTCGCATCGCCGAACTTCGCATGTGCGTTGTTCAGGCCGGACTGGGTGATACCAGCGGTGGCGGACACATCGTTCACCGCAGTCGGCTGAGCGGTAATCGCACCCACCAGAGCAGCGATTGCGGTGTTCAACTCGTCCTTAAGCAGGATTTCGGCGAAGGCGCGGGAGGCAACCTCGATGCCTTGAACAGTAGGGCGCTGCAGCCAGCTCATCTGGGCTGGCTCGTAACGGATCGGGCCGAAGCCGCCGGCGATTTTGACCGACGAGTTTTTCAGCTCGGTCAGGTCGGTGATCGGGGCGGCACCGTTGGCGGCGTAGCGATCAACGCGGCGCTGGGCAGCGGCCAGGGTCTGGAAGAACGACTCTTGAAGGAAGTCGCCGGTGAAGCCTTCCGCCGAGATGATGATCGCGCCATTGCTGGCAGCGTTGAACGCAGCAGTCATCTGATCCAGCGTTTCGAGAGTCGCCGGCATGATGTACTGGTTGAAGACCTGCATTTGAGACAGGGACATGAGCTATTCCTTACGATTGAGGGAGATCTGGGAACTTGTCGGCAATTGCCGCAGTGCGTTCCGTTTTAGTGCCGCCGATATTTCCTTTCGGGGCCCCGCCCCCACCACCTGCACCGCCGGCCCCGCCGCCCGATGCCTTACTACCCGCGATCAATGGCGCAAACGCCGCGTCATTCGCGATTTCTGCTTTTAGCTCGTCCAGCGTTGCCGCCGAGAGCTTGCCCTGTGCGTCGAGTACGACCACAACAGGCTTCCCGTCGCGCTGTTCGACGCTCAGACGGCGTTCGATGTGCGGCAACAGGGCTTTGGCGCTACCTTGAACAGCCAAGGCAGACGCGATGTCAGTAGCGGTACGGCCGACAGTCAGATCCCGGATCTGCCCGCTCAGCGTTGCGCGCTCCTGTTCCAGCGTGCCGGTCAGCTCAGCTTCACGGCGGGTGAATTTCTCAGTCCAGGAACGTTCGAGCTCTTCGACGTTGCCGGACTTGCGAGCGGCTTCTTCACGCTCAAGGCGTGCGGCTTCTTCAGCTTCGCGCGCTTTCTTCTCGGCCAGTTTCTTCTCGCCGAGCAGCTCATCAACCTTGGCCTTCAGGCCGGATACATCTTCTTGCTGCGGCAGACCTTCAATGCCGAGTACGAACTTGCCGTCCTTCTCGGTGTAAAGAGCGCGCACGGCTTCATCTACCCCTTCCAGGGTATCCAGTTGGAATTTCAGCATTGGGTGTCTCCCAGAGACGTAGGTGCAGGCCCTGCCTGCGGGCATAAAAAAACCCGCCGAAGCGGGTTGGTGTAATTTTCAGATGAAATACATTCTTAAGGTATCGATAAGTTGGGGGCTCGGTGGAGCACCGAACATGTGCTGATCAACATGGTCGGATATTGCAGTGACTGGAGCCACCTTAAACGTTACCCACATATCTGTGCTTGCTTCAAAATATCGAAGTCTCGATACGATTGAAGGGTTTGCGAGATTGACCAGCGCCCAGTCAAGTATCTGACTAGCTGGCCAATGTAGTAACGCAGCTCGCAGCGAGTGGTACGACTCGACCTCTCTAATCAGGCGAAAAAGGCTGCCATCGACTAAAAATCCCTCTCTCCTTGCCCGAACCAACTCAGAATACAACCTGCGTTCACGCTCTCGCCGAAAAGACGCATGTTCGTGGCGAAGTAGATAGTTTTTGATGGCAATTTCGAGCTCTGCCTTATTACTTCCTTGTGGCATTTGACCGAGCATATGAATCCTTTAGGGGAAAATGCCATTATTATCCGAGTTTTGACTAAATGTCTGCCAGCTCAAAAGCGAGCGGTTCAAGCGACCGCATTTGCACAAGGGTGAGCGGCGCAAACTTGCGATCAAGTTGCAGATCTGCGAAACGCTCAACGCTAAGCCCGCCATCTCGGAACAGCTTCGCCCGAACCGGTCCGATTGCCCTGTTCTGAAACGCCGCTGGCTGCTGCTTGAGCCAGTCGTAGTAGCTGAGTTCTGCCCTCACCTGCTGCGCGCCGTTATCGCCAACAGATGCCCGCGTGGCTCCCTCGGCAAACAGTGCGCTGAAGCGGGTAACCGCCACCACGGTCGAACGGCAGTTGATATGGATCGGCGGCCTTGGTCCTTCGGTCAGCTTGAAGCGGCGTTTGTCGAGCGTCCGGCACTGGCTGGTAGTCTTCGAATCCAGCGTGCTGACCCACTCCACCGACGGCACGACATCGGAGTTCGCTTTCAGTGTCTCCATGCGCGCCTGGGTGGCGACGTGTTGCACCGCAGTCCGCACAATCGAACCGGCGTTGCGGTTGGTCGTGGCCAGGATGCCGTCGTTGTACTTCAGCGCCTTGGTGCCGCGAATGTTCTTGATGATCTGGAAGTTGGTTTGGCCTTCGAAGAAGCCCTGCCTGATTGCGCCTGTGAGGCGTTGCCGCTCTGTGGTGGTGAAGCCATCAATGAACGACTTGAGCAGCTTCCCGCCATCAGCGCCGCGCACACTGAGCGGATTGGTGAGGATTGCCGCTCTGATTGCGGCGGCACCTGGCACCGCCGCGTCGAAGGTGACGCCAACCGGCGCCGCTCGGGTCAAACTGGTCGCTTCAAACTCCGCCTCGTAGTTGGCGATATCCACCAGATCGAGGTTCAGCTTCTCGCTGTACCGGTCGAAGATGCCCAGCAGCAGGCTGTCGACTTCGCTCAGCAGCCGCTCAAGGCGGGCGACGGTGTAATCCGTCAGATCCGCCCGGGTCAGCCGCTCACGAATCGAACGGTCGATCTCTTTGAGGAACGGCGCAAATTTCTCCACCTCCCCCGATTTCAGCTGCTCCAGGAAGACGGCGTGTCGGATGGTGGCGTCAAGGATTGCTTGGTTTGCCGCCATTCGGAATTACCTCATCGTCATCCAGATCAGGCCCAGTGCTTTGTGCCTCCAGTTCGCCCCGGATGTCGTCGTCCGTTTTCTCTGGGTTGATCACGCCGCGATCACGCAGGTATTGCCAGAAGTCGCCTTCAGGCAGCTTGCCGCCCTGCACTGCATTGAACAGCGCTGCCAGGATCGTCGCGTCCAGAGTGATCTGGCTGAAGTCCTGATTGAGTTTGTACACCACCTCGCCGGGCGCGTTCACGAACTCGGCCATCCATTCAAGACACTGGCTGTAAGCTTCACTGACGTTGCTGACCACCAGCGACAGAACACTGTGTTCGGCGGCGCTATCGTTGTCGGCCTGGGTGGCGGTCTTCACCGCGCTACCTCGCTCAATTAGCCGGGCGCCGAGCGACACCATGTCCTGCTTCTTAGCGTCCATCGCCTCTTTCACAAGCGTGTTCGGCTCAGGCTGAGCAAAGCCGCACGACCCATTGGCCGGCAATGTAAGCGGCGCCCTGGAGCCGACATAAATGCCGTTCTCCTCAAGGTGATCGCGCCAGGCTTCGTCCAATCCGGAGATCCAGAACTGCGGTTGCCCGGAAAACCACACCGAGTCCTCGTAGTCCGCACTGTTGCAGTAATGACCGATGTTCAGCACAGCCATGTCGTATAGCGGCGCGTCGTCGATGCTGGTGTCGTTGTTCTCGCTGCCGAGAAAGTGAAACGGGATGATCCGCCAAGGCTGGCCGGCGCCGTTCAGTGGAGTGAAAGGGGGAGTAATCATAGCCGTTTGGCTTGAACCCTCTTCCCACACCTCCTGCGTGTAGACGCCGGTTTCATCCAGGCGAAGCACTCGGTATTGGGTAACCTTTTCGCTACCGAAGCCATCATCGGTATCGACATCCACGGATTCCTGCAGCACCACCAAGCTCAGCAGGTGCTGACCGCCAACTTTGCGGGTCTTCCAGTTCCTGATCGACTCGGCTGGGTAGCTTGCAACACTCGCTCGAGCGCGTCCGGCCTGCTCGTCCGCTTTGCTCACCGTGCCCGCCTGCACAGCGACGTAATCCACCAGCAATCCGTGTCGACCAACTTCGAGCAGGTGCCCAATGACCGATTGTGATTGCTGGTAAACGCTTACGCCCTGCCCGTCGATATCCGTAGACACGTAATCGAGCGCGCCGGGGACAGTGAGGGTTGGCCAAGTGCGGAACACCGCGCCGACCAAGCTGTGTTTCGTACGCCCCGTAGCGTTGTAAAACACGGCCCGCTGCTTGTAGGACTTGTACCGCTCGACGTTTTCCCGGCTGGTGTCGTGATGGTTGGGCTTCGGCAAATACACATCGCCGCGAGCCTTTACAGTCTCGGAACCCTTGCACACGTCGCGCACCAGCCGCCAACGGGACTGTGCCGCGTCGTATTCCGGGCGGGTGTAGGTGACGTCTGCCATTAGCGTGCGAATCCCATTTTGATTGATTTGACCGGCTTCCTTGCGCTCTTGGAGACAGCGAAGTACCGGAAGGCGTCGGAGCCGTGAGACGTCCAGTCGTGCAGCGGTTTGTCTTTCCAGCAGCCGCGCTTGTCGTCCCACTCCTTGCGATAGTTCTCAAGGCACGCAATGCCCTCCTCGCACTTGGATTCGTCGAAGGCGCACTTGGGAAGGATCTCGCGAGCCTGCTCAATGCCGTCGTTGATACCGAGCTTGGGAACGACCTGGAACGTCATGCTGTACTTCTGCCCGTCGATCTCGTAGCCCTCGCGGGCCAGCTCGCGGCGGGTTTTGGCATCGCTGCCAAACTCGCGGTTGTCGATGTCGTGCGGCCCCCAGTGCTCGGAGTAGGTGTAGCCCTTGTCCTTAAGCACCTTCATGTAATGCCGCAGGCCTTCGCCGGAGTTCTCGTAGTAATCGATGATGTGGTATTGCTCGCCGACCTGACGCACGAACCAGATGGCCGTGGAGTCGCCGACGCCGATGTCCCAGAAGGTCATCACAGGCAGGTGGCTGTTGTTTGGCAGCGTGCCGATGCGCTGAGCGGCGTAAAGCTTGTTGAACTGCTGGGCGTAGTAAGCGCCCTCGATCGACTGCTGGAATGCTTCGGCCGGCAGAGACGGGTATTCCCGCTTCATGTCGTCGCCGAGGGTCTTCTCCTTGGCGGCGTACCAGGCGCGCTGGCCCGGGTTGGTGTCGATGCCGTGCTTAGAAAACAACTCGTTGAAGTAGTCGGTCAGGCGCTGCGGGATGACCGCCTCAGTCGGATCGAGCCAGTAGGCCTTGTTCTTCCACCAGCTGAAGAAGAAAAACTTCCAGTCCAGCTTGCCGAGCGGCGTACCGGACAGCAGTTGCTTCTCCGCGCTCTGCGAGTAGTCGAAGAAGTAACCGGCCCGGCCTTCCGCCGTCGATTCAATCGTGACGAAACAGTCAGTGGCCACCGCCTCGAAGGCACCGGTGACGATCTCGCGCGCCTTGTGTGGAAACTTGGCGCAAATCTTCCCGAACTCCGAGACGTGCAGGTAACGCAGCGTGCCACCCCGGAATGAGGTGCTGACGTAGAGCGAGCCGCCCTTGCTGAACACCAGCTCGCCGGCGGCGTCGTTGCTCGCCGGGTTCGCGGCGCGGATCTCTTTCGGCAGGTTGTCGTAGGCGTACTTCACCTTCTCCCGGAACAGGCGCTTGGCGTCGTTCAGGGTGTGGGCGATCAGTGCACACTTGGCCGACTCGAACAGAGCAGCGTCCAGCTGGATGATGCAGCACTCAGTGGTGAAGCCGAGCTGGCGAGCCTTCAGGATGATGTTACGGGTATGCATCCCATCGAAGTATTCAATCTGCTCGTCCGTCATCCGGAAGCGGACTTTTTTGCCCTGCTTATCAGTGATGAAGTAGAGATTGTTCAACCGCCAACGCTTATCCCGGAGCAGCTTCATGTGCTCGGGCTTCATGTCAGGCGTCCTTCGATAGTTCGTCCATCATCGCGGCCAGGGTGTCGACTGTCTTGTCGCCCTCTTCCGTGTCGAGGTTGTAGGCTTGGCGCTCGCCCTTGATCACTTTCAGCTGAGCGTCGACACCTGCGTTGAGTGAGCGGGAGAAGTCGCCGATGTTGTCTTCGGTCACTTCAATGTCTTGCAGCGCATCACGCAGCTTGTTCGAGATGGAGCGCCACTGCGCAAGATCCACGCGGTGGGCCAGCACAACGGACGCCGCCTCTGTAGCGGCCTCCTCAACGATTTGCGCATCTTCACGCACATCACGCTGCGTGACGTCACTGCGTGAAACTTCGCGTGAAAGCTTTCCTTTCGTTGCTGTGCGCACCTGCTCAGTGAGGTCACGCAACCAGCCATGTTTCTTTGCTCTGCTGCGTATCGTGCCTTCGTTGGTGTCGTACTTATCAGCGATGGCACGCAGGGAAAGCAACCCGGCCCGGTAGGCTCGTTCGATTGCCTCCCAGTCGGGTTGCTTGATTGTCATTTACATACATCCGTCAGCCAGCGAAAAATCCTCCAACCGAACCATCATCCAATTCAATTTGCTCTTGGCGATAGATAACCGATTGGGGCTTATCAGTTTTATCAGTCCAGTCACATTTGACTAAAACTCCATCCTCATCCCCAGCTGATCCGGTAACAGCGCCGACAGTCATCAGAGGGCCGCCGCATTTCAACCGAACTGTATTACCCACTGCAAAATCACTCATTGCCTTGCTCCTTGATTGTTGAGAGCTAATCATGGGGGCAGTCTGCGCAAATACAATGACGGTCAGCTCTCCTGATTAAGCAGCACATCAATCAGCTTCTGCTCACCCAGGCGCATGGCACCCAGGCATTGCAGGTCGTCGCACTTAGGGCCGAGCCCGAACACAGTCACCTGCCCTTTCGGGCCGATCAGGGTCAAGGCGCCTACGGTGCATTCCGGATGGACACCAGCATCAAGGTCGTCGGCGATCTTGCGCAGTGTCTTCGCAGCGTCTCGCCATCCCTCGCGCTTGAAGTCGATCAGCTTGGCGCTCATGCCTTCACCATTTCGTGGGTCTGGGCGTGAGCCTGCCCATGGAGGATTGCCACGACCAGACCCTGAGGCAGCCCGGCAGACTTGGCGGCGTCGATGGCCTTGGCGATCGCGGCATCCAGTTCAGTCACAGCCTTGTTGATGTCTGCGCTCAGCGGTAGCGCGTGGCGCAGGCGAGTTATGTTGCTCATCAGCTGAAAGGATCAGCGGGCTTGGCGATCGAGCGAACGAACCACATGAAGCCCTGCTGAAGATTGGTCTTGGCCAACGCCAACAGCCGAGGGTCAACACCTTCAATCTGGCCGATCTGCTTGAACAGCTCGCCGGCGTCAGCTTCCAGAGCCTTGATCGAGTTCATGCCGTCGATTTCAGACTGGGTCAGGTCGCGGTAGCCAGTGATCTTCTTGTGCTGGTTATCCATGTAGCTCTCCTCGTCGCGTGTCGCGACACAATTTGCTGATTCGCGAAACGTGTCGCGACCTACTTGCTCTGACTGCGCTTGATCTGCGCGTCAACCTGATCTGCACAGGTGTCGAGCAGGTTGATGGCTTGGTTCTTCAATTCCCACAGTTGGCCGTTGTCGGCGAGGTCTTCATCAGCTACTCGCTCACAAGGCACCAGCTCAGGGGGCTCGACTCTTACTGCCGCCGTCCTTGTTACCACTGCCGGCTTTACCGCGCAGGCCGTCAGGCAGAGGCTGAGCAGCCCAATCACGAACAGGCTTGCTGTTGCGTTTGAGTTCTTCAAAGTTCTTCTCCGCCTTTCTGGCTTTGGCCTGACTGGCCTGTAACCGCTTGTTCAGGTCTTTCTGGTAATCGGCGTTGCGCTGGGCTTCGGCGCGCAGGGTGGTGATCGTGGCCTGGCTTTCGAGGTTGGCGTCGACCGCCTTCTTCTTCTCGCTGGCTTCGAATGCCACCTCACCGCGAAGGGCGATGACGCGCGACTGCTGGATCCCAATGAGGAGCAAGCCGACCAGGGCGATAATGATTGCAGCAGCGAAGGTCTTCATGCGGCATCCGCCTTGCGACCGAGGAAACGGGTCACCAGCTCGCGGATGGCTGTCACGCCGAGGAAACCAATAGTCCCTCCCGCAGCAACCGACAGGCTCGGGGGCCACTCCATCCACTCGATCACGCTCGATGCGACCAGGCTGAGAGATCCGCAGATAAGCGACTCGAACACGATTCGGCGCTTACTGGTTTCTTTCCCGTCGTAAATCACGCGAAGCAAGCAAACTGTGATGGCCATGATGACGCCCGCCATTAGCGGATTGCTCAACGCCAGCCAGATCTTGGCCCATGTGTCTGGCTTGTCAGGCATGTTTGGCATCCGGGTTGCCTCCCCCTTGGGGAGATTGATAAATCCGGCGTCCGCTGCACTCCCAGCTCGGGGCAATGGGTGTGGGGAGCCGAAAACGAAAAAGCCCCAGCGAGTGCTGAGGCTTGAAATTTGGTTAGGAAAGGGCCGCGTTAGCGGCCCATCCTTTTAAGACAACAGGTCGTAGGTCAAGCTCACACGGATGTTGCCGTTCATCGACGTACACCACAACCCAAAGCCGGCCGGAAGAAGAACCGGATAAGGAAGTTGAATGGTGTTACCGCCCAGAGTAAGCAACGCAGGCTTTGTGCGATAGTCACTTGCATCCTTAGGCTTCGTAGTGCCGGTGATGAGCGCGGCATTGAACGAACCCGTCGCCGTGCACGTGCGGATTACGACACCTGCAACGTTATCTTCAGGCTTAATGAGCTCGGTTACTCCAATTGCGTCACTGTTGAAGAACTTTGCACCTAGAGTTACTGGTTCCATTTTTTATACCTTTTGAGTCGAATGATTGTTCGCGGAAAATTCCGCTTTCATGTCGCTCAAAGGCGATAGGTTTGAAGCTCGAGGCTTTCTTCCAAGGCGAAAGGCAGACTGGGTCTTTCGACCAGCCAAACCCGTTTAACAAAACGTCCTTACTGAGTCGGCTAGCCCTTAGAGCGGAGCGACACTGACCTTGTCGATAAAGGCAAAGTGAGCATTTGGATTTTGATCGTTCCAAAAGCTCAGAGTGGTTTGAGGCGTGGTTGCAGTGAAGTCGTAGGTCTTGGTTTCCCAGACAGTTGCATTACTGGTTGCGACAGGGGTGTCGAAGCTGGTCGTTTGCCCGGCAACCTTGACGTTGATGATGCCATTGCCACTGCGATTCACATACGTGGAGTTACCGGCGCTGAAGGTCAAACGGTAACGGGCGCCAACAACAGTGTTGATGTTCTGTTGAATGCCGCCGCCATTCAGATAGGTGTAGTTGGCGAGGTCAACGCTCATCGAACCATCAGCGGCCGCGGAGTTACCGATCGCAGCACCGACGTTAATGTATTCAACGCCAGACAGAAAGGTCGTCCAGCCAGTGACGAAGTCGGCCTGGGCAGGAGTATTGAGGATGCAGTCGTTGCTGCAGCCAGGGGATTCAAAGCTGCCGTTTACTACCAGCTCTGCGCCGAAGGCGGCGCCACCCGATGCGAGCAAAGCAGCAGCCAATGCGACCGGAGCAAAACCGTTTTTGATTGATTTCATTTTTGTACCTATAGAGTCGAATGATTTGTCGCGGAGGATTCCGCTTTCATGTCGCTCAAAGGCGATCGCTCGAGGCTCGCGGCCTTCTCATGATTCAACGTCCCGCATCGGGAACATTTGATCTGGAGCTCGGTAAACTCACCCACGCGGGCGAGAAGTCTGTTGCATTTTCCACATCTGCATTCTTTCAACATCTGCAAGTCCGTTTGATTTTCTGCTAGGCTCCGTCCCGCTCGCGCGAGCAGTGGGGGCCTTGGCTGGCTTGCAGGCTCTATCTGCGATCTGGCGTCTCTTTTGGGTGTTAGCGCACCCTCTGGAGTCGCCCTCTCTTTTTTCCGCGCATAAAAAAGCCCCGAAGATGTCGGGGCTTTTTGCTTTCTGGCGGACATAAAAAAACCGGCTCGCCGGCCGGTTTTTAAGTAACTTGCCGTAGGCAAAATACTAACTATGGGGAAATCATGCCCTCAGCCGTGCGGGAAGTCAAGCGGCCTCTTTCATCTTGTAAATCACTCCGCCGATTGGACTCAATGCCCGAGCGTCGATGTCGTAACAGGCATCGAAGCAAAGCTGCACGAATGGCTCCCAATCACGGCCCCAGGCTGCGGACGGCAGCTCGACTTCGTACTCCCCCTTCATCCAGGCTCGGAACAACTCCGGCTTTATCAGCGGATCTGCGTTGGCCGATTGTCCGCCTTGGTGCATGTAGCGGTAACGACGAAACACGCCCTTGGCAACGTACTCGGCCCGCTCCCGCTTGCTGGCGGTCATGCGCGCTGCTCGCGAACATGCAAGATTGAAAACCGCAGCTTCGGCCTCCTCCCGATCATCATCTGTCGGCTGAGCCGCATACATGGCATTGCCGAAAGCCCGGAGTTGAAAGTGAAGCCGTGCGATAGCCGACTGAATATGACCGGCTAGCGTTGCGTGCATCGCGGGATTCGCTGTCGGGCCTCGCTCAGTGCTCTGCACCACCACACCCAATTCAGCAGCATCAGAAGTTTGGCCCGGGGCCGGGTTGTAGTTGCAGTCGTGCCAAGCTTGGCGCGCGGAATGGATTTTCATGCTGCCGTCCTCTTCAGTTCCCTTGTTTTCGCCCTATATTCGGCCTTGATATTTTTGATTTCTTCGACGGTGTGCTTGCAGGGTTCATGAGGCCCTTCAAGCCACTCGACTTGTTCCGCCCCTATCAACTGCAGGAGCGAAATCCGGTAATTCACCAGGTTGCCGGACAGATGCGTGTTGCACGGCGCGCACTGCTTCCAGACATTGAGCGGCTCGAATCGCAACTCAGGGTTCGCTCCTACGGATCGGTAGTGCCCTGCGTGGTATTGGCCTTCGTGGTGCCGACCGCAACTGATACAAGGGCGATCGGCGTCACGCAGGCGAACCCACTCGTTGAATGTCGCCTGGGCTTCGCGCAGGTGATCCGCCCTGCTCTTCAGCTTCTCCTTGCGTACCTTGATCTCTCGGCGCTCGATGCTCGCCAGCGACTTGCGCTTCTTCTCCCGCTTGTCCCGCGCGATGACAACGGCGCAGTCCGGCGAGCACCAAGACTGAAAGCTCACCTTCGGGACGAATGAGGCCCTGCAGGTTTTGACTGAGCACTTTTTCGGGCGCGGCTGCTTCCTTTCAATCGTCATGCAGCCTCCTGGCTCAGCAGATCATCGAAGTACACGCCCTGCTGTGCGAACCGCGCGACGATGCGGTCGGTGTACGCCACGCCCTGAGCGCGATTGAACAGGCTGGTCACCGGGAACCCGTCCGGGCCGAAGAGTTTGCAGCCGCCCATCATGGCCAGCTTCGTCTCGTACGGGAGGTGGCGCATGACGCGGTACCACTCAGCCTGAAAACCGGCGTCCTCGTTCAGCAGGATCTGCACGCCGACGTGCAACTTGCAGTACCGGCGAGCGTCGGCCTCGTCGCCGATCTGGGTCATCTCTGCGATGCGCTTGTACATCGCGAACCACAGCCGGTTTTGGTCGAGCGTGCGGTCCTTTCCCGGGCGTAGCGATACGACGACGAACTTCTTGTCGCGGTACATGGCGCTAAGCTTCGTGATGGCCTCGGAGAGCTTGGCCTGACAGTTGACGCTGATTTTGTCGGTCATAGCTGCGCCACCTCCGCCAAAACCGATTCAACAGTCGCGATCTCGAACCACTTGGTCCAGAACACGTCCTGCCGCTCACCAGATTCGTAAGCGATGAAGGCCGTGTGCCCTTCCTCGGGTAATTTCAGTTCGCCGATGACCTCGGCAACGGCCTCCTCGATGAGGCTGAAATCATCGTCGCCCATCCAATTGCCCAGCAGATGAGTAACCCGAACGGTGTATTCACCTTCTGTGATGTCACAACCGCACTCGGTTTCGATGGTGATTTCGAAGACCTTCTCCGCTCCGGCGCGCCCTTTGATTCGGGTGAGGTCGTATTCCTCAAAGCTGGAAACCCGGCTGCGCTCAAGATCGTCGATAGCGGAGTTCAGTGCCTCGTTCTCGGCCTTGAGTTGGTCAACCAGGCTGAAGTCGGGCTTCTCGCCAAGCGGCGGCTTCCAGAGCTCTGCGCCGTTGTCCGTGTAGCGGAGGTTGCCCAGCGTCCTGGCAGCAGACTGCAAGCGTTCGTTCTCGGCCAGCAGCTCCAGCGCCACCTCCTCCACGGTCTTCTCCCCGAGGAATTCCTGCAGCGCCTCGGTGTTGCGCTTCCAGTCTGCGCAGTCGGCACGGTAGGACGCGGCTTCGGCCCACAGCAGCTTCTGGAGTTTTTGTTTGTCGATGGTCATTGAGCCGCACTCCTTGCTTCTAATTGTTCGGCCTGCTGAATCAGCAGCGCCCGGCGATCCGCCAGCTCATTGGCTGCCAGAATTCGCAGTTCTGTTTTTTCCTCGGCCGATGCTTGGCGCATGGCGAGCATCGAATCCTTTACCGCGGCGAGCTTCTCGCGCAGTTTTGGCGAAGGCCGCGCAACCTCACCGGTGAGCAGCGCAACGACGGCACGACCGTCTTCAGTGACCGGCGCGACACTCAAGTCGGCCAAGTACAACTGCCCGCGTTCATGTGGGATCCGTTGCATCTGCACAGCTTTGGTGATCGCCTGTGTGCGGCGGTTGGCGTCGAAACCGACCGACACGTGCCAATTGACGTGTTTGTTGTCCTCCCGAGCCTGACTCACCAAACGCTCGTAAGCGCTGTTGAACGCCATGCGCGCACCGACCTTGTCGCCGGCATCCAGGACAGGTTTCGCAGCTGCCAGCGCGAGCTGAATTTCATCAGTCAGCACCACTGTTTCGAACTCGTCGTTCGTCGTCATGGCGATCGCCCAAGCTTCGTCTTTGCCCGGGCGACCGTCGGCGATCTGAACTCGCTGGAGAATGTCAGCCATTGCCAACTTGCCTTTCACTTCGAAGCGGCAAGCCTTCAAAGCGGCCTTCACCACCTGAACCGGGTAAGCACAGAGATCTTCAGCCATGATCGCCGCAGTACCTGGGTTCATTTCCTGACCCATGGCCTCGGCGGTGGCGCAGATCGCAGCAGCGAGCCCGGCAACCTGCTGGTCATTCATTTCAAAGGTATTCATTGCGCTCTCCCGCTTGGCGCTTGGCCAAGACCATTTGCGCGGCCTGCTCGGCGGCGGAGACGTTCGCCTCGGTGCGCTCCATCTGGCGAGCAGTTGTCCCGTTGACGCGTTGACCGGTCACCCACTGGGTGTGGTAGCTCTCGGCGTTGGCCAGCAGTTCGTTGAGGCTGTGGCACTTGCGCAGGACGGCGGCATCGCTGGTTTTCAGGAAGTGGGCAGCGACGTGGTGAGCGACATCGGCGCCGAGGCGATCGACCAGTTGGCCGAGTTGTCCACCGACCTTGGCGTTCCACACGGGCCAGGTGCTGTAGCGCTTGCGGTAGGCCATGGCGTAGTTCGCCCAGACCTTGAAAGTTTTGCATGACTGGTCTTTTGGGCCCGGCATGTCAGCGGGAATCTCAACCCGTGGCGCATCGGTGCGATCAACCACCAGCACCAAGCCGCGGGACTGAGCCGGCACAACCTCGGCGGGAGCCGGGGGTGCAATTGGTTCAATGACCGGTTCCATGACTGATTCAAGAGAGTTACTGATTCTGGGTGCAGCTCCTGCACTACCCCCTGGTGCAGGAGATTCACTAGGGGGTGAACCTGCTGCACTACCCGGATGAATCTTCTGCACTACCCCTGGTGCAGGAGGTGCACCACCACCGTCGAGGGTGAGGAAGTAAACGTTCGACGAATTCCCCTTTGGCCCACCCTTCCGGATCTCCTTGCGCAACAGTCCCGCATCACACAGAGCGGTGATGTGGTTCATGACAGAACGCTTGCTGATCTCGCACTGGTCGGCAATGTGCTGGTAGGAGGGCCAGCACTCGCCTACGTCGCTGGCGTTGTCGGCCAACTTGATCAGCACCAGCTTGCGCAGCGGATTACCAACGCGAAGCTTCATTGCGGCAACCATAAGGCCCATGCTCATGCTGCACCTCCGGCGAACGCGCGGTAATCAATCGTCCGCACGCCCTTCCAGCTATTGCAGGACATGCAAAGGGTCTGGAGGTTGCCCAAAGAAGCCTCTCCACCTTGGCTTTCAGGTACGACGTGATCGGCCCTCAAGCGCATCAGCGCCGAGCAACCGCAGCGCAAACACGCGTGACCGTCGCGGGCGAATACCTGTGCACGCAAACCAGAAGGGATTGGTTTCTTTTTCGTCCTACGCCGAGGCGGGAGGACTGGCGGTTGGTAGGCGGTGATGTGACCCATACGGTTCGGGTTCCACTCACAGCCTTTTTCGGTGAGTCGGAATGCTTCAGGGCGAAGCTCAATCAAACCCGCCTCTTCCAGGGCCTTCAGCATGCGATAAGCAGTGTCTGGCTTGTCAGTGAGCAGCGGCAGCTCCTCGATGATCTTGGCCTTGCTCAGCGCGAAGAAGATCCCGTCGTCAGTCTTGATTGGCTTTGTCCAGCTTGGGCAGCCATAGACAAAGGCGAACAGCAGAGCCTGCTGAGAATTCAGCCCCCACTCCAACGCCTTCACCTGATTGATCGTGACGGTGAATTGCATATCAGGCCTTCCCGACCAGTTTGGCCAGTTCGAGGAAGCGATCGACGTACCAGTGAGGCTGCGTCTCGCGTGGGGATTGGGGGTTGGTCAGGTTCTTGCCGTAGGTCATGCCCTTCTCGGTCACCGACCAGAACGGAACCATTTCCTGTTTGGAGTTCTTGCGCTGGAGCTGCTTCAGAAAGCCCTTGGTTTCCAGTGCGCGGTTGAACGCAGCGGGAGACACGCGAATGCCATTGTCTTTCAGCAAGGCCGTGGCTGACTTGGTGGGCATTGAGGATCCGCCGGTAGCATCTGGCGCGGCGTCGACGGCGTAGCCTGGGAGAAACTTCGGGTCAAGACCGTTGTTCTGGGCGATCTTCGTGAGCATCGCCATCTGGCACGACGGCGCGGGCTTAAGCAGGCGCGTGAAGCACTCCATGATGGCGATCTCGCCCACCACCTTGGTGCCGCTGATCAGAACCTGCTCGCGAGCGCCCTGCTGCTGTTCAAGTTCGCGCCAACGGCGAATCACCTTCATGCGCATCGGGGCGCTGTAGCCGGTGAGAAGGCAGTCGGTGTGCTCTCGGTCGAGCATGTACTCAACCTGTTCCCGATTTTGGCCGTCCAGATAGATGTGCTCAAAACTGAGCACATCTAATTTTAGTTCTTTCAGCATCGCAGCAATGTCCCGCTTCACATTGTTGTGACGCTTACCGGTGACGTTGGCGATCTCGCGAGAGGACATAACGGTACGCGACACGTTTTCAGAATTCGAAAAACGTGTCGCGACACTTTGGGGGGTATTGCTTGAATTGGGTTGGCTCTGCATAATCGGGCCTCTCTAGTTTTGCGAATCAGCCGACCTTCTACGTCGGCTTTTTTGTGCCCGGAATTCAGGCGGCCTTCACTGAGGCATCCATCACGTCTAGGCTCTGCCGAACGTGGTTGATCTCCTGGCGGATCAAGTTTTTCTCGAAAGAACTGACGTGGTTGTCATCCAGCGCCTGGTGCACCGCGATGGTCAGATCGGCGACCT